AACATCAGACACTGCAAAATCAGCAGTACCACTACCCGTTACTTTTTTTATCTGTCTTTCGCCAAATACAAATAGGCTGTCTCTGAAAGGAGCCATACCTACTACGTCAAATCCCATATCTAAAGTATTTGAGTTAGTGCCGTATGCATCTGGGTCTGACGGTTGACTATATAGTATTATATTTTTACCATTGTTAGTAGATGGAAAACCACCATAAAACTTATGATTTTTAAAGTCCGTAGAAAACTTAGCACCTGAAGAGTTAGTAACTGATCCTGCTGCGTGAGTAACTACAGTAGTGCCATTAAAGGTTGCAGGAAAATTTAAACCATCTGTTATAATAACATCTTCAGTGTCACTGTATGCGCTCATACTGTGTCGTACTTTACTAACGCCTACTGATGATCTGTTAGAAGATATAGTAGTCCAACCACCTGTATTGTATTTCCATATACTATAAAACTTACTATAATTTGCTGTTACTGAAGAGCCACCACCACCACTTACTGTAGAGGTAGCAGCAGAGGTAAATTCTACTGTGTAACTGTTAGCGTCAGGTACAGTAGTAACCTTCATCTCTACATCGTTAGGAGTTATGTTACCTACGGCTTCACTACCTGAGAAAGTTACAAAGTTACCTACGACTAGGCCGTGTGAGGTATGCGCTACTGTAATTGTAGAACTAGTATTAGATATGGAGAAGGGGTTAGAGCCTAGCGTCTGAGTGCCATTATTTGCAGTAAAGGTTACTGAACTGCCTCCACCAGAACCCCCAGAACCAGCATTAGAGGTAAAGGTAACTGTATAACTATTAGTATCAACTACAGAGGCAATAACCATTTCTACATCATTAGGAGTAATTCCATGAAATGCATGAGAGCCTGAATATGTTACCCTATCTCCTACAGATAAACCGTGACTACTATGTGTCACTGTTATTATGGGGCTTCCGTTAGTGACTGTAAAAGGATTAGAGCCTAGAGATCCTGTAGTATCTTTTAAGTTTCTTCTTACGGCATAGGGTGTACCATCTAGTATCCATAGACCCATAACAGGGCCTGATCCTGTAACTGACCCATAGTTAGAGTCATAATCAGCATAACCATTGATACGTCTATATCCACCAAATTGAGATACTTCCATATTTAACATTCGTATGGCAGACCCCGGAAGCGTATTGGCAAGAGTTAGCGTATCCTCATTCGTATACAAACCCCCTCTGGAGTTTACCAGCACATCTTTTAATGCGTCTACCATTAAGCATTACCATGTGGTACATTTAGGAGTCTGCCTACCCGTGTATCTCGTACATCTGTAAATCTGTTAATTAGTAGAGTACGCATTCTCTCTATACCCTCATCAAACTTAGCCTTGACTACGGCTGCCTGTTGGGTATTATCTCTAAACATAAAGGAGTGATATTGCGCTCCATCTATTACTATATGTTTAAATGCGTCAGGAACTGACATTGTATCTGTAGCAGAGGATAAATCTGTAGCATACGCAAAGTAGCTGTAGCTAACACTGTATGTAGCGTCTGGTTTTGGAGTAAATCCAACTTTATTATCTAAGGTACGGTATACGTATACAGGTTGATCGTAGTCTCCTGTACCTGCCTCTGCATCGCGCTCAAAGAAACGCTTGAGGTACGAGTCATAGTTTATTTGCTTTAGTACTCTTGCACCATAATTATTATCTGCATCATAGTTTATTCTAAAAGAATCCCAATCTGCAATCTTTAAATCTGTAGCTAACGTGTACTGATCTGTACCTATTACTAGGTCTAATGTACCCGTAGTGTGGTTAAACGGAAACTCAAATTCTTTTTGTGATATTTCTTGTAGGGAGGAATTGACTGCATCTTTAACTACGGCACGAAAACCCGTGACATTAGGAAAATCAGTTGCTGTAACCTCAACCTCATTCATTCTCCTTAACGTATCGTTTACTAATGTAAGGAATGTTGTAGCCATGTATCATCCAAATTAAAGACAGGGGTAGCCCTTTAATTAAAAGACTACCCCCTAGTACTTTATTATGCTAAAGTATCTCTCGCTGCAGCAGATGGTTTTGTACCATTTGCGTTGCAATTAATGCAAGTAGCATATACTCTTAAAACCCCAACAGCAGCGGCAGCTCCTGCTAACTTAACATCAATAGTATCAGTAGTACCGATAAATTGAGTGTAAGTTGAAGCAGCTGAACCGACAACTGTATTGGTTTGTCCGTTAGTTCCAGCAGCACAGTAGCCAGTGGAAGTAACATCAGCACCATCAACAATGTCATCACCACCACCGAAGTCAATATCAGCAGTTACACTTGAAGTAAAAGCTGTCATAACTTCAGCACCAGCGTTAAGTATCAATGTACCAGCAGGTATTTCTAATAACTGAAAAACATCTCCGTCAGCTATTGTATTACCAGCAGTAATTAATGCAGCTACGTCAAGGTATGCCTCGACATTGTACATTACATTGTTACCATAATGACCCGGCATTATAGCAGAAACATCTGCACCAACACCAGAGGTAGATGAAGCGGTAAGGTCAAAAGTAGCCATTGTCTATTCTCCCCTTAACCAGCAATGTTGTAGTGAGCGCGAACTAGTGCTTCAGGACGAAGAACCTTGCGACCATACAGATGCATACCACGAACGATGTCAGCAAAGCTGTCATTATCACGATATGTTTCAACCTTTTCTACTTGCGAAGCAGTAGCAACGGCAGAGTCGTGACCAGCAACAATAGCACCATAATGTGCGCTTGATCCATTGGTATCAATGGTAGCTGGGCCTGTACCTACCGAAGGAAGGTTGTTTGACATATATACTCTGAAACCACGAACTACTCCAGAAATAATACGTCCATTTCTTAGAATGTCTGTGCTACCTGAAGAAAAGTCATTGTTCAATAGTTTAGAGTTTTCGTCATTAAGTTGTTCAGCAAACACTGGATCTACAACAACCCAACGACCATCACGGTCAACATTTTGCTGATCGAGTAAACGAGCCATACGGTTTAGCACTCCTAAGGGAGTTGCTTCACCAGTAGATCCGTCTGGATGTAGTGCTATTGAGTCGGTAGAAGCTCCACCTGAAACAAAGCTGTTACGAGCAATTAACATAGAAGATAGTAAACCATTAGCAGCTGCTCCTGCAATAGGATCAGTACCTGATTTATCGGCGGCTACCATTGCGGTTCCAGCATTAGCACTAAGTGCTGCCTGTTTGAAACCTGTCAAGTAACCTAATACTTCTTGGTCAAATTGATCTTTTAGGCGATAACCTGCTCTATCAGTTGCCATTGACTCAAAGTTTACATGAGAATGTGCATCTTCAATGTCATCAATTTTAAAAGCAAAGTAGTTTGCTTTATCGACAACTAGAGTAAAGTCATCATCTTGTAGATCCTGTGGCTGTACTTGTGTGCCACGGGCGTATTCTTGAACCGTTATTTCGGGTTCTTTGATGATACGAACTGTATCACCGAAATTAGAGATCTCACCAAAATAATCATTGTTGGTGATGTCCTCGCATACACTGGTTTTACGAAATGCCGATTGCACTTTCTTACTGTAAATTACAGGTGAAAAGTTGCCATTCGGAAGGTTTCCGTAACCAGTTGCTGTTTTAAAAGCCATATTGGTTCCCTCCTATGATAGCTTATATCATGTAAGTTCAGGGCATTTCGCTGTTTATTGGGTGTCCATATCTTAATTAGAGATAAGGGGCCAACTAGTAAAATGGTAGCTAACCTACTTCTAATTTAATGAAGTAACATACCAGTGTGTAGTCATCTTACGATGAGGACATCAGTATGTGATGTAAGGTATAGTTATACATATTAAATATGCATTGTCAACCTTTTTTTATCGTGCTGCACCAGAAATATCATAAATAAATGTTCCGTTGCGTATTGCATTAGTAATTGCCTCTTCATTGGCTTCATACTGTGCAGCAGACATTCTTTCTACTTGAGACTCTCTAAATGTACCTTTTTTTATTGCATCTGCATCTGCCTTGGGCATACCCTTAGTAGATACGCTAGATGCTGCCTCAGATGGTTTTTGTCTTTTAGTTAGTAATTTATTCTCTGCTTTATACAGAGTAATTGCCTTACTACAAGCATATGCGTCTGAGTCATTATCGTATAGTGCTTCCTGTACCCATTTAGGTTGTACAGATGCCCACTCATGGAAAGCAGGATCTTTACGGATTGTTTCAAAGTCTGGGTGTAGCGTTTTTAATTCGCTCTCCGCTTTCTCACGAACTACGCCCCTCTTCATTTCCTGTAGTTCTTCCATCTCTTTCTTAATACCTGAAGATACTTCAGTAGATTTCTTTAGGGCTATAGACTCCATCATCTTAGAAACATCAGGGTACTTCTCAGACCATGCAGATATTTCTTCTTCTGTCTTAGGTAGCTTAACAGACTTGGTAGCTAATGCTTGTATCTGTTTCTCTAACTTTTTTATCTCTTTTTTGTGTTCGTCTTGAATACGTTGAGAGTGCCTACGAAGATCTCCATATCGCTTCTTAAATGTAGACTCTTCTGGATCTGAGGCATCTAACTCTTCTTGATTATCTTCCTCTTCTTCTACTTTATTCTCTAGGGCCTGTCGCTGTTCTACAAGTTCTTTTAATTCTCGCTCCTCATCCATTGCCCTTCTGTATTTTTTAGTTGCTTGTACTACGTGTCCTTTAACTGACTGATTATCGTGTTCTTCTACTGACATATTTTACTCTCCTCTATAGGGGCCTCAAGTAGCCTTTCTTTATGAAAGGGGTATCGGGTAGCCCGTAATAATTATTCTTCTGCTTGTTGGTCTGACCCTTCTTCTTCTGATTCTGTAGTATCTGTATCAGGACCCGGTTCTTCCGTTGCGTCTACAGTTTCGTTTTCATCTTCTTCTGCTGTAGGCATATCTGCAACCGCACCCATTATGTCTTGCATTTCTTTTTCCATACCTACATCTTTTTCAAGGTCTGCTAATCCACCCGGCCCTAGAGCCGCACCTTGTGCAGCTGTTTCTGGATCTACACCAAAAAAACCTCCTAGTCCTCTTTGTCCTACAACATCTGTTTGACCTTTAACATCTAAACCTAAAAAGTCTTCTTCCGTACCCATAGCAGATACTTGACCTGTAGAGTCTTGAAAGTCACCTTTTGAAGTGTACCCTCCTGAAACAGCCATTCCTGTAGAAGAGTCACGATCTACACCGATTAGATCTGTTGCAACGCTATAATCAGGTCTACCTGTTACAGAATTAACGCCTACCGTGCTTCTGTCTACTCCTAACATACCAGCAACTGCCATATCATAATCATCCACAGTCATTTGCGTTGGTACTGTTCCTGTTAAACTTTGAGTAGGCATACCTAGCGTAGTGCCTGTAGATATTCCTACAAGTTGACCTCCTAAAACACCTAAGTCTGTAGGACTTTGCACTCCTTTAGAAATATTAAATCCAACATCTACTAAATCTGCTAATGCTGCTTTTGAAACTGCTTGTAGTGCTGTACTACCTCCTACGTTTGAGTTTATAGGATTTCCAAACATATCATTAGCTACAGAAATAGATGGGCCAGTTACCGCAGACATTAAACTAGGTATACCTTTTGGACTAGCTATTTGTGCTGCTACTCCTAGTGCAGTGTCTATTGCTTTACTACCAGATATAGGCTCTTGCGTTGCTACAGCCTCATCTACCATCATATCTACTACTTCTCTAGCTAACTCTTTTTGTTTATCAGGGCCTAGTGAAGCAACTGTGTCTGCTATGTCTTGCGAACTAAAACTTCTTCCAATATCTGCTGAACCCGTTCCAAAGCCACCTATGTTTCCTAGTGCGTTTGACATTACATCTGGCGATATGCTAAGTGTTGCCTGTCCAAATCCAAATCCTATAGCCTCATCTATGTCTCTTTGTATATCCCCACCTGCATCCATTCCAATAGCTCTAACTGTAAATACTAAATCATCTTCATCAAACTCATCTTCATCATCTATTTTTTTTTTACCGTCAAAGTCTACTTCTTCTTCTTCCTCGCTCATGTCTTCTTGCATATCGTCTATGTCAAATTCCATCATTTCAGGCTCTTCCATGCTATACATCTCTTGCATCATAAGCATAGTTTCCTCATCCTCATTGCCTTTCTCTATATCCTCCTCTTCTATTTCTACTTCTTCTACACCGTCATCATCATCTACTTTGTGTAATCTACCATCCATTTCCATAGACATAAGACCACACTTAGCCATAGTACGCATTTCTTCTAGGTGCTTTAGCCCCCAGTATCGCACTACGTCAGCAGGTACTACATACTCGCCCTCTGACAAAAGCACAGGTACATCATCTGCAACTTCTTCTTCTAAAGATCCGAAGGGTACTTCTACCTCTTCCGTATCTTCCATGTCGCTAAACATATGTATTACATTATTCATTGTACAGTTCCTTTTGTTTCACGTAAAACATTGGTCTTTAGTTTTAGTAGTTGGTCTATAGTAGACACTTGCCCCTGACACCTATGTATAGTTATAGTATCGTCAGCATATGCCATAGTAGTTACTACTCTTTCTTTTAAATAAATTAAGTATTCTTCAAGATTTTTGTACTTAGGATTAGATACTAAAGGATATAGTTTTTCTAGTTTCATTGTAGCATACCCGGTGGTAGACCTTCATTCGGTGGGGGTGGTTGCATCTGTGGTTGTGCAGGTGGGGCCTGTTGTGGTTGCTGTTGTAGTGGTTGCCCCGTAAACTGTTCTTCACCCGGTACTGGCGCTGCACCTACACCTATGTTACCGTTACCTACGCCTGACATATCCATAGGCCCTTGCTCTGGCCCACCTTGACCCATAGCTTCCTGATTCTTTTGCATCAGGTAAGTCTGACGTAGCATTTCTTCTGGCGTATTTGTTACTTTGTTTGCATCTAGCATCATAGACTTAGCTATCTCGCGTATAATAAACGGAAACTTAGCAAAGGGTGCAAGTACTGGATTACTTACAATTTGTAAGAAAGACATGAGCCTTTGTGACCGTACCTCATTCTGCATCAGGCTCTCTAAACCTCTAGCCTTAACTTCTAAGTCACCCTTTATGTCTTTGTTGTAGTTAAACTGCATATTAAACGCAAACATTGCCTCACCTAGAGGACGTAACAGGTAATCGTCAAAGTTCTTTACGACTGTCTTAACAGATCCTGCTGCTGCACCCATAAGCATCGAGATACCTGCTGCCGTTCTACCTACACCAGTTACACCCGTTTGCCCATGTGAGAATGATGGTATACCTGTAGACTCATCAGCTAACACTCTAGCTTTATCAAACAGTTGCATATTTTCACTACTTACATTAGGAAATTTAGTGCCAAATATTGCCTGTCCCGGCGCACCACCCTGTCTTCTAAAGACTTTACCGGGGTATACAGTTAGGTCTTGGCCCGGAGTCAGGTTAGTTTCATCTACTTCTATCAGTAAATTACCTGACAATACAGCATTATCTACTGCCATACGCATAAATCCGTTCATCAAGGTCTGTGTATCGTCCATGTTTTCGCCTACGCCTATGCCAAAGAAAGCATATGGGTTGACTTCATACGGAACTGCACAGTATGGAATACGCTTTGGTAGGAACGGATTAACTACAAACCTGAGTATCTCATTATTGCATATCCAGACGTTTACGTGTAGGTCATCTACGTCTTCATACTCGCCGGGTATCTCTATGCCAGACTCTTCTGCTATAGCCCTGTCTAATATACCCCAGAACTCTAGGGCCTCGTAGCGTTGTGTGTTATAACTGTGTGAACTGTCCTCATCTTCTGACTCTAAGAGGCTACTTTCCCACCATTTTATAGAATAGTTCTCGCCCATCTCTATTGCTTCTTTGATAGCGTCTTCTCTAAAGAATGGTCTATTGCGTAATGCACGTAGCTGGGATCTTGTAAGTTTATGTCGCTCTATTACGTAGTCACAGTCCTCTATTGTACTTGCATCTGGGTCAGGGTAAAAGTTCCAACCAGATACGTAGGATATTTTAGGCACTGTCTTAACTGTAGGATCGTACTCGCCCTCATCTGTCCAGTTAGGATACTCTTTTGTTGTGGCAAATGGGCCTTTTAGTACACCAGTACCAAATAGCGCACACTCAAACGCTGCATTTCGTAGGTGCTTGGTAGCGTCTGACTCTTCTAACTGGTCTTTAATCTGCTTCTCCATCATCTTTGCAGCAACCATTGCAGGATGAAAGTTGACAGAAGATTGCGTTATACCAAAGCCCTCTTTCAATGTGTCTACATCATCTAGGGCATCTTGTAGTGGGCCTAATCTTTCTTCTAAATCGCCTAGCTCTGTAGCTCCGGGGGGTAATACTCTACCATCTCCCTCGTAGCCGTATAAATCTTTTGGCATATCGCCCATTTCTACGTCTGCTGGGGCGTTAGGATCAAAGTGTACTGTCTCAGCTACACCTTCTGGTAAGGTAGTAGGCTCTACTGATAGCGGAAACTCGTTGTTTGCAAGTAGTACGTCTACGATTTGACTATACGCTGCAAGTACTTTTGTCTTTGTTACTTTAATAAATACACGGGATTTTTCAGTCTCCGTAAACTGTACGTCAGAACTGTATACACCCCTGTAGTTCTTATATGCCCTGATCCAGTTATTTTCTTCTGTGTATCGTGCATCTTCAGCCCTAGTAAACTGCTTCTGTATGTAGTCAGTTAGGCCAGTTACGCCCTCATCTGACTCATCATTCTCTAGGAATGCGCTTTCACTGTCTTCTATAAACTCTGAATCGTAAGCCATATTTTACCTTTCAATATCCGAATGTAGCATCAGCAGGTTCAAATCTATGTTTGGGCGAAGTTGCCGTACCCATATCAAATATGTTGCGAGGTACGGGTCTAGACTGTATTCCATACCTTAGTGCATCGTATAGATGATCCTCTGCGTGAGTATCTACATCCTCTGGATTTCTTTTATCCAATGGTATTATTGGTAGTTGAGATATTAGATTTGTACACGTATTGAATATCTGTATACCCGGCATATCTGTATCTTCATCTACTGATAATAGCCTGTGTACTTCATTCTTTCCGCTAACTCTACTACCCTTACTTCTGTCGGAGGGTCTAAATCTACACCCTTCCATTATCATTTGCTCTGCTAGGCTAGGCCCCGTATCGCCTCGTTTGTGCCAACATGAAGAGTCAAGTACCCCATACGATATTGTACCATCCTCGCTCTCTAAATTTAGTATCAGCCTAGCTAACTCTATCGCCAGTACTTTACGAACATACAACTCCCTGTATACAACCAGTGTATCATCTGGCGTAACAGCAAACCAAAGAACAGCAGAGTAAGAGCCATAACCATAATCACACGCCCTAAATTTTCTCCAGTTACTAGGTACTTTATACGGCGTAGTTACGTGTATACTTCTGTCAAACTCTGAGAAGGCTGCACCTTCTGCTATATCCCAACTTCCATATAGTAACTGTTTTCGCTGTACTTCTGGCAAAGACAGTAACATTGTTTCGTAATCACCCGTATTGTACAAGTACGGATTATCTTTTAAACTAGCAGGTATAAATCGCCTCTGGAATAGAGGATCGCCTTCTCTGCTATGTCCTTTCGGATACCTTAACACTTCTTTAGTATCTAGATCCCTAGCCCAGAACGACTTGTTAGGCGTAGCAGGATCTATAAACATTTTTTTAACCCATGAATGGCCGGGGCCACCGGGGTTTGTTGTCGCTCTCATAGACACTTGTATATTAGGATTAATAGATCTTAATCTCGACCTGAGATAATCCCACGGAAACGATGTAGGGTATTGCGTAAGCTCGTCAAAACCCACGTAGGAAAAACTTTGACCTTGGTAACGTAGAACGTCTTTATCTTGTTCCAAGTACGTGAGCCATATCCTAGCACCCGATGGAAAAGTCCACTGACTTTTTCTTTCAGACCACTTAGCCCCCGGATAAAACTTTGGATAGATTTCTGTAGACTTATGGATAAGCTCCCTAAGTTCATCATTAGTTCTCCTGAGTATTAGTGCGCTATGCTCTGCATAATCACAATATCTAAGAGGGTCTATCAGTAGTGCAAAACTCTTTCCACCACCTGCTGCCCCTCCGTATAGCACCTCCCTTTCTGGTGCATTTATAAAACTTTCCTGTGGGCCTTTGTTTATCTGTATTCTATTAGAATCGTACCCTTCTTCTACAGGCTCCTCAACCTTGAGAGGATAAGAGTCCGTCTGCCCAACTGGTGTCGATTGGCTCTCCTCTTTTTTCGTTTGGCGTATAGAGGATTTTGTCTTGGATACTCTTTTCTTTTTCGGCGTACTCTTTCGCTTTGGAGGCGTAATGTCTGTACGATTTGACTGCATTCTGTCTATCTCTTTCCTTAGTCATCAGCTTATGTAGGGCCTGATACGTTATGCTTCTTCCTGTCCTAGCAGATAACCATCTGGCTACCTCCCTATAGCTACAGGACTTTAGATATTCTTTTGCCTCTACTAACGCATTTAATTCTTCTTCTACGGGTAGCAGTGTAGTATTGTCTACTGGGTTTGCCTTATACCCAAACGGTATCTGTCGGCTCTTACGTACTACGGGCCTCCACGTATTAGTTTCTTCTGAGGGCATCGTCATCATCGTCCTCATCATATGTAGGTTCTGATTTTGGGGGAAAGATTAATAAACTGGGGGCATCTGTCTTTACAGTTATGCGCTCTGTTTTGACAATGCCTGTGCGGTCTAGGATCTCACGGGATGCTGCTATACGATCCCTGTTACCTAAAGCGGTAGGGTCAGTTAGTACGCCTGTCATAGCCATAGCTGCCATAGGGCCATTCGCCGCAAGGTACATCTGTGTCCTGTCTATGATCTGATCCTGTAGTGTTCTTAGTACGGAGCTAGTCTTAGTGTTTGCGCTATACCCTGCTATCCTCATGGCCTCACGTAAGTTACCGTTGGCCTCATCAAATAGGCAGTCTAAGAATACTTCTTGTCTATCTGTTAGTTCTTTTTTTATTGCCATTCATTCTTGCCTTTTTCATATCAGAAAAGGGGGCAGCCCTCTTCTTGCTACTAGTAGCTGGTGTTGTTGCTGTTGCTTTAGTGCTTTTACTTTTACGTGCCTTATTTTCTTGTACGATGCGACTGATACGCTTCTTCTGCTCTGGGGTTATTGCACCCCCATGACCCATTCGCTTTACCTGACCACCCCTTCTTAGGTTCTGGTAGTTCTGTGGCATATCAGTAATGAACGGATCGTCCTCTGGTATATCTTCAAAGCGTATGTTCTTGCCTACTATCCTGCTTACGAGTTTCTCTAGGGCGTTCATGTTTGCGTCTGTAGGGCTTGTACCTTCACCGTCTGACGCTGACCCTCTAAATCTAGATCTATCTGTTTTTTGTGGTGAGCCTTGAGAAAATGCTTTATCATCTGCTCTTGCACGAATATTTTTATTTTCTTCTTCTTTTACTGCATTCCTCATTCTAGTTATAAAATCTTTACGATTATTTTCAGGAAGTGTATCATCAAAGTTTTTAGGATCTCTATTTCCCATTTTCATAGTAAGAGGTATTTTATTGGTATATAATGGGATATCGTTACCCCCAGCAGGAGGCTTACTCTTCACCTCGCTATTTGTATTTTTTTGCGAAGAAGTTTCTGTAGCCGTACGACTGCTAGGGATATTAGGTCTAGGTCTTGATCCTGATAAAGATAACCCTTTTGATAATTGATCTTTAGTAGGGGTATTAAATTTAGAAGGATCTACACCTAATACCTGCTCTAGTTTTGCTATTTCTGTTTGTAAAGCATTAAACTTTTTTATATACAGATCTTGTGCTTTTTTTGTTTGTTGAGTTCTTTGAGAAGATCTATGTATATTAAATTGATTTTTTAATTGTTCTAATCTTGTTTTGAGTCTATTTCTTTTTTCTACATTTAATGTACCTGAAAAATCGTCTTGTGCCATACTTATTTCCCACTACTATATAAGAGAAGGAGCAGTAGGTAAAGTATAAGCCTTCTCCCTACTGCCCTATTACATTCACAGTCCTAGACCACATCATACCTCGCAAGAATACGTATAGCTAGGCAGAATCGCTCTCGTCTATTGTACTTTTTAGCATACCTACGTAGTCAGTATACCCTTCCAAGTTTAGTGCCTCACACGCCTCTCCAAGCGTTATGTCAGGAAACTTCTCTTTTAGTTTTACCCAGATATAATATTCATCGCTACTGGGTAAGGCCACTGGGTCTATTAGTAACCCTGTCTCTAAGGTCTTGTAAAACCTCTCTAAAAGCATACTTCCTGAATCTTTATATAGTTGTACTGATTTAGATCTCTTTGTCAAGTTATTTTTTATCACAAATACCTCCTTTTTTAATTGACAGGCGTAGTAAAGTATGTTATAACTACGTTATCGTATCGCAGGGGGTAAATATATATACTACTTACCCACTCCTACTATAGTATATATTATTATATCAGATAATCCGCGATATGTCTACGAATTACTGTAGGCCGTGTAGGTGTCTAGTAATATGTCGCAAAGTGGTTGACACCCTATTTACCCTATCCGTTGCACATATGGTATATACCCACCCAGTGGGGGGTGGTGGCCCTAGCGTACGTATCGTATATAATAAAAAAAAAATAACCCCCCTTCCCCCTAGGTAAAACCTACATAATCTATTCTATTTATTAATTATTCTATAGCTTAGTTAAGGTATGATAGAGCTATGTGTTTAATGCATAGGTTAACCGATGTTGGTATAACGTAGTTAGGTTATGCTTTTATAGTATACCCCCTATTGGTAGTGTGTCGTTTTATATGGGGCGGGTTAATTAGCCCCCCTAAAATAAATACATATTGTCTAATCTAATTAATTAATATATAGTGTTCCTTAGTTATTAACTTTAATTAGATTGGATTACTTATTATGACTTATTTAGATACACCAATAGAGAATGCCATAACGGACGTTCTTTATGATTATTGTTGTGGCAATGCTACAGCATCCGATGTTCACACTACCCTTAAGTATTTAGGTTTTAGGGTTGATTTACGTACTTGGATTAATAATACAATTGAAGTTTGTAATAAGTCTGGGACTGAACATTATATGATTGAAGTTTAATTATGCTGTTCGATAACATCACTAATGAACATTTACAGGTAGCTGGTTTATGCTGGTTACTTGTTTCTGTATTTTTAATTGCAACATTTTTAAGATAAAGGATTTTATATTATGAATAACGTTATTACTTTGAATAATTTCGCTGTTAACAATTCTTCTCTAACTGGCATTAACTGGCCTGAGTTAACTGACAAGACTGATTTTCATGCTGTATTATCGCCCATCTATGATAAGGTTATAATAGATCCGTTGGGGCCTAAGTCTTTATCTACCGTGTACAGTTCCGCATTACCTGATATTGAATATCAAGAGGATACGTTAGGGCGTTTTGTTAAACGTACCGACAATGGTCGCAATTTGGGTATCGTGGGTAGTACGTACGGCATTGCCGATAATGCCCCGTTATATGATATGATTAAAGAAGGGGCTGAAACAGCGTTACCCCGCGAAGCATTGCGCGATATTAAGTTGACTGAGCGTTCTAGTTTTGGGGGCCAGTTTACCCGTATTGATTTATTGTTTAGCGGACTAGGGGCTGACATACGTCAGTTGTCTGGCTCGTCTACTCAATTGCTATTCAAAATAGGTTTAACTAACTCTTTTAATGGTGGCGGATCTATACGCCTATTTAGTGGGGCTGAGGATCTATGGTGTACTAACGGGTGTACTAGCGCGGAATACAATAAGAAGTCTGCGCGACATACTAGCGGATTTACTCCATCTATATTTGCAGGGTTTATAGAAGAGCAATGCTCACAATTTTTAACTAGGGTTAATACTTGGAGACAATGGGCTCAGAAATCTATTACCCCTGAACAAGCTGAAACCGTCTTGAATGATTGTGGTATGGCAGGGCGTAAAGTCAAGTTGATGATGGAGCAAATGGAAAGGGAAGCGGATGCTAGGGGGCGTACAGTATGGGCCTTATACTCAGCCCTAACGGCGTATAGTTCCCATGCTGTAGATTTCCCCGTTAGAAACTCAGCTAATGTGGATAATATAGCTGTTACATTAGACACACGCGAACGGGAAGTAGCGCGGATAGTTGGCAGTGAGCAATTCCTAAGACTAGCGGGGTAGCATTTAACTAGCCCTAATTAAACCCCCCTTGCTGTAATGCTTGGGGGGTTTTTTATTGCCTATATTATATGGGGGCGTTTTGTATGGCGTTCCATTGCCTGTCAATAGCGTCTAACTTGTCGCGTCTACTAGTCTCTTTTACTTTAGTCTTAATAGTTCGCCCGTTCTTTTTTTCCGCTTCGATAATCACGTTGATACCGCTATCCAATTTATAACAGGCCATGCAATCAATACATATTTGACCCGTACAGTTTTGTTCTTTTTCTTTATGAGTATCAGTAACGTTATTAAATACTTTGTGGAAGTGTTTAGGGGGCGAGTAGCTAACGTTATCAATAATGGCATTAGAAAATATTAAGATAACATTAGGGGGCGTTTCTCGCGTCTTATTTACACTGTTAACTATATCTTTTCTCTTACTCCATATAGCGAACGTAGTATGGGGGTTTTTATCTGCTAATCTATACAAGTTAAGTAAATGTATATCGTTTATCAATTCACCATGTGCGTCTATACGTATGTATGCATCTATAATAAATGGTAAATGTACATCATCTATAATTGAATTAGAAAGTAGTTCACTGTTATGCTGTAAACAATCTTGCATATTTTTCCGATAAGTTTTTAACATACTTACAGAATAACATTTACCGCAGATTATATTTTCTTTTTTCGTACTACTCATTTTAATACAAAAGGGATTAGTAATTGTATTAGTACTGATAGCACGTAGCCCTTTTAATTTACCTGTCATATTAGAAAAATGAATTGAATTCTTATCGCGTTTTACTTTTGGCATATCATACCCCATTAAAAAAAAAGATTAATTAATACAAGTAATACTTTCTTTTATTTCTTTTAACTTGTCAATAGATAAATCATCTAATAAAAATGTAATCTCTTTTATTAATTCAATTTGTTTATTCTCTTCTTGTATTTCTAACTTGTAATCTATTTTACTCATGTTTAATTCTTTTCTACAATCTATAAATATATAAGCCATGTTGTTTGTTATTCCTCCCAACCATTTAGTAAGCGGAGTATAGCATATAAAAAATATCTTGTCAACTAAAAAAATAATTAATATTTATGTTGACATTTATTTTTATTCTGGTATAACAAATATATTATTATTATTAATGAGGTCAAGTAAAAAAAAAAATGAGAACTAAAGCTGAGATAGAACTTGACAAGCGTAGATATAACAGTCAGATATTAGAATATATCTGGCACTCTGCCAAGGGTAACAACAATTGGAATAAAGAAACTGCTAAGATACTAGCAGATATGCATGGCTTAGATTATAAATTAGTTTTAAAGATAGGCAATAGTGCTAAAATTAAATCTAAGTTTAAAGCAGTAGATTGGGATATAACGTAATGAGTATAGATCATATCGGAACAAGTAGTCTAATGAAGCATCCTGTATTCTCACCGATAGAGGATGTTGTAGTGCATGAGAATAAACTATCTCATATACATAGAGCGCAATCAGATAGGCCCGTACCACCAGTTGATAGTGCGGATTTCTTACAACCCCTAGAAAAAAGAGGAGATAAAATAAATATATTAATTTAATTATTGACAGATATTATTCTATCTGTTATAACGTAATCATTAATGACAACAACAACAAAAGGAAACACAAAAATGTTTACAGTAATATATAAGAAGAAGTTGGGTGGCAAGGTTACAGCCCGTAAAAGTTCGGCAACCACAAAGCGCAAGGCGTATGATGAAACACTACGGGCTAACCCAAAAGGCTACATCCAAGCTGTAATACAGAACCATCGTTTCGTAGCCTAGTTTAAGACATAGACCTATCCTAGTTTGTAGTAATACATATATAACTAGGGTAGGTTTTTCTATTTAATAATAAGGAGATTAAATTATATGAAGACATTTAAAAAATACCAAGAGTGGACTAAGAAGACGGCACTATATGACAACCCAGTTATATATCCATGTCTTGAATTAGGTGCTGAAGTTGGCGAGGCATTCAACCAAGTCAAGAAAATATATCGTGATGACAACGGCATCGTATCTCATGCACGTAAGTATGATTTAGAGAAAGAACTAGGGGATTGTATGTGGGCATTGGCTAGACTAGCGGATGACCTAGACCTAGACCTAGAACAGATTATAGAACTTAACATAGCTAAGTTAGAAGATAGGTTGGCGCGAGGTAAGATAAGAGGAAGCGGAGATAACAGGTAATGTTACTAGAAACTATTTCAGCTTTCACTATGACTATAGGATGCCTAGCAAAGAATATATACTTTGAAGCTAGGGATCAACCAACGATAGGACAGATGGCGGTAGCAGAAGTAGTAATGAATAGAGTACACTCACCTCTGTTTCCAGATACTGTGTGCGAGGTAATCCATGAAGGCCCTACGTACAAATGGAAACAGGAGTTACCTATCAAACACAGATGTCAATTCTCTTGGTACTGTGATGGCAAGAGCGATACACCTAAAGATCAAAGGGCGTGGAATAGGGCCTTACAAATAGCAGAGGAAGTATACTATTCATACGGGTTGTCAATTAATATTGTAGATGGTGCAATCTTTTATCACTCAATAGATGTTGACCCCGATTGGAATAGAGAGTATGTTGTACAGATTGAAGATCATATATTCTATAAATAGATTAGGAGATACAAACAATGATTAACACAGTAGCATCACTATTCGATGGCGGTAGCATGGGTCAAGTGGCTTGTGTTAGAGCAGGTATAGTACCTAATACATACAGGTACTACGCATCGGAGACTGACCCCTATGCTATCAAAATAACTCAGGCTAATTGGCCTGACACTGTACAGCTTGGGGATGTTCGTAATGTAAATCTTAATTCATTTAATGGAGATCCTATTGACCTACTGATTGGCGGTTCGCCCTGCCAAGGGTTTAGCTTCGCGTCTAAAGATAAATTAAACTTTGATGATCCAAGGTCTGCTCTATTCTTTGAGTATGTCAGACTGTTAGATGAACTAAAACCTAAATACTTTTTACTAGAGAACGTGCGTATGAAGTTGGAGTGCCAAGATATTATCTCACACTATTTAGGTGTTGAGCCTATAGCAATCAACAGTAACCTAGTAAGCGCACAGAATAGGTATCGTCTATACTGGACTAACATACCACAAGACGGACTACCAGAGGACAAGGGCATAGTGCTAAAAGATATAATAGAGGATGGTCTAGTAGATAGGAGTAAGGCACATTGCCTCGATGCTAATTACTGGAAGGGGGGGAACCTACGTAGCTATTTTGAAAAGCACAGATGGCAATTAGTTTTTTCAGAGGATGGTCTTTGCCACGTAGGAGATGCAGACCTTAATGGACATGGGTATCTAAGACGGGTGTACCATAGCATGGGAAAGGCTCCATGTCTCACAAGTAACGGTGGGGGTAACAGGGAGCCAAAGGTGTACGTACCACCAATGAAGTACAGGAAATTGAATCCTACCGAATGCGAAAGATTGCAGAACCTACCTGACGGATATACCAATCACGTATCTGCAACTCAAAGATATAAAGTATTAGGTAATGGATTTACTGTGGATGTAATAGCGCATTTACTAAAGGGAATAAACAAATGAGAGTAAGGAAGATACGTAGGCATAGGGATAATGAGCAGACACAGTTTGGTAATC